TGTTGAAGAAAGGGATAGGCATGAGGTCACCACACATTTCGACCACGGTGCGCTGCATACGTGAGGCTGATGCCAAGAAGAGGTCGGCAAAGTTCAGGGTCTTGCCGATCTGTCGCCACTTGGATTTGAACTGAGGGTCGGACTGAATGTCTTCGCCAAAGACTGACACCGTTCTGTCGGTGTGCAGGTCGAGACCCTCAGTGAATGATTGGATCAGCTTGTCATCACCTGACAGCAAGGCGGCAACACGAAGCTCGATCTGAGACAAGTCGAAGCCAATGATCGAACCGTTAGTCCAACGGGACTTCATCGCCTTCTTGATGGGGGGAGGAAAGGTCTGAGCTGATGGACTCTTGCAGGTGATACGGCCTTGTATCGTCCCGCCTTCCGATCCTGTGTCCTTGGGCAGGGATGGAACTATGTACCACGTCGGGTGAGCTAAACCAATCTCCTTCGAGAACGGAATAAGTACCGATGACTTGTCCTGTGGTCTGTTCCTCCTGTGTTTCAGCAGGGGGTACAGGTAGGTCGAGATCAACTTCTGTGCTGAAGCATGGTACTTCACTACCCTGATCGCAGACTGCAGTCGATGATCCTTCGGCAGGTAGGATGAGAGTAGGTTGCGATTGTCCTCGGACCATGAGATCTTTTTCGTCTTGGGTGTAAGGGAAAGCAGGGGGTGACTGAGGATGTCGATGGAGGAGTGACTGTCGATCTCTTCGATGATCTCGTCAATGAACTCCTGCTTTGACTTGGCTGAGCCGGTTCCTTCGAGCACAAGATTGTACTTACTCTTGGATACTCGCGCTGCGATCTCACACTTGAAAGTCAGGTTCTTTAGCTGCTTGTTGAGCAGGTCAAAGGACATGGGGATACCCGACTCTGACATGGTGATACATGACCAGATGGTATCGGAGTAATGCTCGATACTTTGGGGGGAGAGCTTACTCTCTTTCGTCTCGGCTAAACTCTTCATCAAGGTTTTCGGACACAGTGCAAGCTGCGAGTGCGATGAAGTTGAGAGTGAACTTGCTGATGTCGATGGAGGTGGCAGGCAGCTCGTCGAAGATTGTGTGGTCTCCACCGATGGGCTTGGCCCAGAGCTGAGGGTGAGCGAAGACTTCCTTGAAGCACTGCTTGAGGTCCTTGGCTCTGAGTCGGAAACTTTCTCCGTTGAAGTTGAGGGAGAAGGTAATGTCTCTATCGAAGAGATGGACTGGGTGTTGGTCGGGCATGGCTGATCTTTCAAGATTCTTTTGGCAAGCTCAGAGACACACAACATTGTATTGTGAGTGTCTTGCGCGTTGTAGGAAATAATCTCTGCGTCTTTAGGGCTCTTGAAGCGACCGTCTTTTATTGTTTGCTCGTAGGTGTGGGTGCCAAGAACCGGACCCAGAGACTTGAGTGACTTCTCTGGGCGCAGCTCGTTGTGGATGTAGTTGACGACCGAAAGGTCGATGAGAGTTTGTCGGCCATCAAGGACAAACCTGAAGTCTGGAAGCTGGCGAAGGTACTGAATGTCAAACTGTAGGTTCATCCCAAGGATGGTATTTGAGTGTTGGAGCCACTTCCTCAAGAGGGTCCGGTGGGATTCGACTGACATCTGGAAGACCATGCTCGTCGCGGGCGATAATGCCGCTAGTGTAGAGCAGCTCCAAGGGGCTGAGTCCTGTCTCGTTTGCTCTTGACATGAGGAAGTCTGCGATTTGTTCGAGTCTGTCACTGACTTGGTCTTGGAAGTCGATGTCGAGTTCGTGATCGTAGTCTTCGAATCCGGGAAGGAAGAGTTGCATCGGGGGTCGTACTCCGGCAGGGTAATTGCGACAGTGAGAACAAGATCATCTCTTGTCACACCATCAGTGTGCATGGATCTCAAGGGATTGAACAGCTTCTGTTCGGGCAGAAGCTTGCCTTCACTGTTGGCATGGCACGCGCCATACGATTCGATGTCGAGTGAGATTACCCTTGGGCTTGTCATCTTCTACTCCTCTTGAGGTAGAACGTGCTTAGGATTCTGGGGCTCTTGGCGGTACCAAGGTAGGCTTGCTTGGGATTGGGATGGTTCCTTCAAGGTAGGAGTGGAGGAGGGCGAGGTGGTCTGCGACGGCATGGATGAGGTTAGGATTTCGAAGGACTGCAGCGGGATGGTAGGTGGCAAAGAGATTGCACTGTCTTCCGGCTGCTTCGAGCTGACCCTCAGCATCACGTCCGACAAGATCAAAAGGCAACGACTGAGCTTTGAAAGATCCTGACAAATTGATTCGGGAGGGCAGTAAGGCTGATGAAAGGGAGTCAACTGCTGCTGCTCCACAACACAGCCAAGCAACTTTTGCATCTCGTCGAGCACGGACGATGTTGTTTGCGTCCACAATAGTGTGTTCGAAACAAGACTTGAAATGCTTTCGACGGGGGGGACTTGCACTTGGGGTCCAACATCGAGCAGCGTTTGCAAAGTATACGCAGGCAACTTCATTGAGCTTTGATCCCTTGAGGTAAGGACCCTTGAGCAGCTGGCCTGAGGGTCCGATGAATGGTTGGTTTTTCTTGTCCTCTTGATAACCCGGATTCATACCGAGCACGATGAGGATGGGTACATCTTCGAACGGATCCCTTGACTCGTGCCACCATACGGTAGGCACGCCGGGGTTGGTTGCTTCTTCGTGCAGCTCACACATGGTGCAGTCTGGTCGAGAAGGAAACTGATCCAAATGTATGTTGAGTTTGTCTTCGTAAACTCTCTTCATGTACGACATGAGATCTCCCTTGTAAGCAGTGCGAGAAGCCGCCCACCCCGGCGGCTTCGCTGCACGACTACTCGTCTACTTCTCGAAGCAACTCGTCGGCTTCGATCTCATCGGAAGCAAGGCCGCACTCGATGAGGTGTTGAACGATCTGTTCGTAGTTGTAGCCAAGAACAATGCGGCAGTGTTCTACCTTGGTGGTGATCTCATTCAATCTCTTGCTCTCCTGTGCCATCATGCGAAGTATATCTGATGTCATTCCAGTGCTCCCTGATTCTTTTGATTCGTTTGGTCGTCGCTGATTCATGAACGTTCATGATCCTACTGGCTTGTCTCTGCGTGTAGCCTCTGCTTAGAAGCAACACAAGATCCCGCATTTTCGGGGTCAACCTGTCCCAAGGGATCGAGCTGGGGGGAGGGGGTTGATTGTTTGGTTTGCCGGGGATGTAACCCAAGTCGGTGAAGTTGTACTCTCGTTTGTTTGCGGCACGAGTTTTTATTTTCCCCCCCACGTATCTGGTGGTGGTGATGCCGTTGACCTTGCGGTACTTACGGATGAGGTAATCGTAGAGGCGGGGCTTGAGGTAGGTGATGTAGCTGCCTTTATCTGGATCCCACGAAGGAAGCAACGACATGCAGACTTCATAACCCTCATTGATAATCTCATCAAACTCCCAACGTGGGAATGAAAGCAGACGGGGGCGTACCCACCACCTGAGAAATGCAAGAAGATCATCTTGGCTTACCTCCTTGGACATGACTCAAGTGTATCAAAGAAAGGCAACGTCCTATTTTTGATTCGACAGTAGGCACAACAAAAAAAGCCCTCACACCCGCGAGGAGCATGAGGGCCAGAGGGATGAAGATCTTTACTTGGAAGCAGGGTCACCATTATGAAGAAGGTTGATGCCGCCTGAAACCACGTTACCCGGAATGTCATTCCCTTCTCGAATGACCTTGGCGTTGTTGACGACACTGCTCTTCTTGGCCTCCTCTGCTTCTGCCTCATCAATGAGTTCTTGAAGAGCTTCGTGCTTGGCTCGTGTGATGAGATGTTCAGTGAGTGCTTCGAGGATCGTGTTGATGTGGTGCCCTGTCTTGTGGAGTTCGCTTACAAACTCCATCCCTTCCTTGGTGCTGAGGTCACCTTCGAAGGTCTCCTTGAACAGGTCAAGGATCTGTTTCCTGATGTGTTCCATTGCGGTATTCCTCCTCTTTCTTTATTGAGAATGGTGTGATTGATCGGGCCTTACTCCAGTCATCAACCACGTAGCGAGTTCCCCATGCACCAGCAGGTAGTTGGTGGTGGATGAAACTTGCGACGGAGTAGATGGACTCGAGTTCTTCTGTGTTTGCACAAAGAACTGCAGATACAAAGTCGTTCTTGAGTGCTCGATGCAGGAAGGCTGAAGGCTTGGTCCCAATCTCGAACCAAGCGATCAGCTGTTCCTTGATATGTGGGGGCATGAGTTTGTCATAGCCTTCGAAGTTCATCATCGGTTGGTAGTCTCCAGCATCATGGCGTAAAGCATTGAGCCAAAGAATACAACCCCGAACATCAGAAGTGCAAACTCGATGATGCGACACATCTTTTCGAATGCAGCGCGTGACATGCTATCGCTCTCCCTTTTGCTTGAGCTGAGCCCAGTAGTTGAACACTGCCTTTGACTCCTTCTTGTCCACCCAGAACTCACTCATGAGGAAGTCTGGTGCAGCAAGCATGTTGGTCTTGCCTGAAGCTTGAAGGTTGTCGAGGAAGGTGAGCATCTTGTCGAGCTCCTCCACCTCAGGCTTTGATGTTGCAGTCATGAGAAGTTGCCTCCACTTGTGAGTTGGGGGGTGAGCCCGACATACTGGTCGAGCAGCTTGGTAAGCCTGCTTGTGCGTGCAGGCTGGACGGCAGGTGATGGTCTGTTCTTTGCAACTTCAGTGAAGCAGTTGAGCAAGGACCAGTAACTGTTGCCAGACAGTTCAGAGTGACCACCGGGTCCTTCACCTGCGATGGAACGATCCCACTCACGGATGACGTGAGGGATGTGGGTTGCAGTCACTGCCTGATATCTGAGTGCAGTGATAAGGATGTCGTTGAACGCGGTGCTGTCTTTGACTGCGTTGTGCTTGTAGACTCCGTACCGTTCGTTGACTCCCTCCATGTAGTCATGGAGCTGGGTGAAGTTGTCGTAGATGACACGGGGCAGGTCACGAATGACGTTGCGAGTGTGTCGTCTGCTGAACTGCATCATGTCACCGTAGAAGGCCATGTTGTCACAGACGAAACAACTCTGACCAAAAGCAGCAGAGGCAGGGATCTGACCGTCGTGACCATTCCTGATCCCGAGAGTGAAGTCGTAGATGTTGTTGCCATCGGAGTCTGTGGGAACTCCACAGTTGTTACTGGGATCCTTGATCTTGAAGTACCCGAAGTACCGCTGCTTCCTCTTCATGAGAGCGTGAGCTTCTTCGACAACCTGAAGGTTGAAGTCATCCAGAACTTCGAGGACTTGATTCACGAGGGTGGCGTGAGGCACTGGTGTGTATGTGTCACTGGTGATGCTGTCTTCGACGACGACGCTGCATACGTCGTCCCAAGTTGCGTGGCTTGCACCGCAGTGCAGCATGAGGCCATTCATATTTCGGACTCCAATGAGGGTACGATGGTGGCAGTGCAACCATCTGACTTTGTTTGCTTCTGCATGGTCTGCTTCCATGCAGTGTAGATGTTGAGGACTGTGACCTCATTGCCCTGTGCAAGAATCATCGGTTGTTTGATTGGAAGGCAGGAATCAAAATCATTCCGAATGATATGGGGCATGAGGGGTGAAGCAGGCTCTACCCACATCTCGTAGAGCCTGTTGTTGATGTGGAATGCACCCTTGAGGGTAGTGGTCATGCGACTCTTTCTTTGTGGTAGCGGACACGTACTGATGTGAACCAAGTGTCCTCATCGTGAGGATTGATGCCGTGATGTCGAACTCTGGTGATGGGCTTACGCTCATTGACAGGGCATCGAACGTCACGGGCTGCGTGGTCAGGATGTTCTCGAAGGCCAAAGCCACGTCGCCTGATGTTGGTCCGGGAGTACAAGCTGGGAGGAGATGGCAGCTTGTTGGTGGTACCAGTGAGCATTGATGCTGCATTGAGCAGATCTTGCTCTTCAGGCGATGAGGTTTGAATCTCGAAGTCATCATCGTCAGACCAATACGCATAGTCGCCAAGTGCATCGGGGGACTGCGGATTGGGGTCAGCATGGACATCAAAAGAATCGGTCTCAGCTACGGGTACGTTGCCGAAGGATCCGAGGTCGGATGCAGCGACAGCGTGTGCTCTTCGTATAGTCATGGTCATCCTTGACATGAAAGTGGACAGGTCAGTGAGGTATGTAGGTACGCTCACTGACCTGTCCTTGGCTGTACACAGTCAACGCTTGACTGTGAGGTTGGGCTTCTTGGTGGAGTCGTGAGGTGCGGCGGCCTTGAAGGTCTCACCCTTGGCGAGAGCACGGGGCTTCTCCTTGATGTCCACGTTGCGCCACTCACCGGACTCGATGACGTGGATCCAGCACTGACCACCGATCAGGCAGCTGAAGTCGAATCCACCCTGACCAAGCATGAACTTGCTGAAGTCAGCGAGCTTGTCACTCTGGTCAGTTGCATTGAGGTATGCAACAACCTTCTGCTTGGCAATGTCACGGACTGCGTTCTTGGGATGCTCGAAGTTGAGGCGATCAAGAACCTGCTTGTTGATGCCATCATCAACGACATTGCAGACGATGGTGATGGAGAGGGGTTCACCGGGCTTGGATGCAGTGACGTTGGAGATGTCACAGGCATAGCCACCTGCGGACACGGGAGCGTCCACGTCGATGAACTGAGTACGATTAAGGATCAAAGTCATGATGTTGTCTTTCTAAAAGAGTAGAAAAGGTGAGAGGGGAATACTTCCCCCCGGCCACACGGCGGGGGGAAGTAGGCCCACAAAGTAGGAAGGGGTTAGACCGGGATCTTGTCACCAGCTAGTGTGGTATCAGGAGGGAAGTATCGAGCGTCTTGATCGGACACTCTCATGTTGCATTCGAGCTTGCGAAGGACGTACCTGAACTCGGGCAGTTCAGTCCAGCCCTTGTGATCGAGCCACTCAAGCTGTGCATTGTCACCATCGTGCATCATGATCTTGTTGATGAGCCATGCTTCTTTGTTATGGACCATGGCATAGGCAGCAACAAGTGCATCGCCAATGTTGTCGAAGATCGACATTGATGGCAGTTCTTCGAGGGTCTCCTCTTCATGGTCACGATTCCAGATGACAGTGAAGACCACTGGTTGATAGAAGGTCTTTGATTCACGCAAAGGCATGTTGATTCTCCATTGGACAATTTGATTCCCCGCCTTTGGGGGAGGGGAGTCCAAGCGTCAGCCTGGACTCCCCGTAGACTCAAGGACAGTTAGCGACCTCGACGGAGGTGCCGTACTTCGGGACGAGTTGCGTGTCGCTCGTCGGCATCAGGTCGCCGATCTGCGTGTTGCGTGCGTTGCGGTTCACTCGGTCGATGACGACTGTGATCTCCGGCTGGTCCTCGAACTGGATCTCGAATCGGCTGCTGCCGTCCGGCTGCTGGGTGACTGCGTTCTCGTCAGCTGCGAGGCTGTTTGCTCGATCCAAGATGGATGCGACCTGTTCGAGGCGCGTGTTGAATGCGCGACGTGCGCCCGCGTGTGATTCGGGGGTGACCCAGCTGAGCAGGGCACCGCGATCGGTACGGAGTTCGACCACGGTGGTGCCGTCGTGCTGCGCCACAGCCACGGACTGGACGATGCAGGTGGTGGCGTGGTCGGTGGTGTTGTCACGAAGTGAAGTGATGTCGAAAGTCATTGAAAGCTCCTAGAAAGGGGAAATGTGAAAGAAAACAAGAGAGGGAGACGACTCCCCCGTGAACACGGGGGTCGTCGCCCGGAGGTCAGGAAAGTTCGATGAGCTTCGCGTTGGGCGAAGGCATGTCGTAGTCGCCGACAGTGAGGGTGAGTTGGTACTTGATCCACTCACGGATGCTCTTCGCTTGGTCCTTGTAGAACGCAAGGCAGTCTTCGGCTTGTTCTCTGGTGACGAAGAAGAGAGGAGGCAGAGGGGGATCGCAATCCCACTGAACGTCAATGCGGAACTTGTGCTCCGGCCTGCGCTCCTCGTACTTCTTGCGAAAGTTAGAATCGTTCCAGTCCATGGCGTACTCCAGTGAGTGTGAGAGAAAGGTAGAGGGACTCCCCTCTGACCAGAGGCAGAGGGGTGACCCGCACGGGGTACGACCGGGTAGTGGTGGTGGACACGGGGTGTGCAGGTGTGTGGTTCCGGGGTACGAACTAGGACGATGTGAAGGTAGACTGGGTACCACTGGCTTCTGGTGCGTAGTTGTGCCGAAGATTGTTTGAGTTATGTGTCAACCCCGTCGGCCCCCTGCGCGTGTGTTGTGTTTGTTGACGTAACACCCCATCTTTCTAGAAATTTTCTATACCGGCAATACCAAGGGGTCCTTCCCTTTATAGAGAGAAAAGATATAAAAGGGATAGGGACACCGTGGAGCGTCCGGTATCCCCCCACTGGTCAGATTGTTGGGTCAGTCCATCTCGCCATGGAAATAGTGGACCAGATACTGCAGAGTCGCTTTCTTCAAAGCCACTTCCTGCGGATCCAAAGCCTTGGGTGTTTGAGGCAACACCTGTGGGTCATCCGGCCCCGAAATGATGAAGGTGGGCTGCTCCTGATCGCGCAGATACTCTAGCACCTGCAGGGCAGCCGACACCTTCTGGGTAATGGGGGGAGACACCTTCATGTTAATTTCAGGCTTGTCCATTAATGCTCGTCATCATACTCCCTCTTCAAGGTCATGCCAGCAACACCACGGTGATGTCCCTCATTTTGGGACAGCCTTGTCTGCCTCAGATCCCATGAACAGTCCTGAGCAATCCGCTGGATCAGCATGTTGCGGGGAACGTGCATCTTGACTTTGTTTGCCCGCAGCCAACTTTCCCACTGACTCCTGACAATCTCATTGGCAGTAAACCCACTCTCGTTCCTGATGAACCGAGCCTCCAAGAAGCTGTCGAAGGGGTTGTTCTGCAGGTGATACAGACGGATCGCGTTCTTGCCCGCCTCAGGAACAGGCCACTTGTTGTCCCGATCAGACCCCTCAAGCTCAATCGCACCACGAACAGCCCATGCTGCAATGCCGGGGATCTCCTTCTTCAAATCCGCATCCAGCTCAAAATCCTCACGACCCTCAAAGCTGACATCAAAAGGCAGAACCAACATCTTGCCGGACAATCCACGGCCCTTGTTGGGCAGAACTGGGATCTCGTTGGACTGCATCAGCGGCGCAGCCCCAACAGTCACGTTTCTGAGCTGCCTTCGGTACTTCACATTCACAGTCATGGGGTCACGGCCCACGATGTTCTTGAGTATCCGACAAACCCTTTCCCCTGACTTGCTGTCAATCTCTGAAACCTCGCTGATACTCAGCACCTTGCTCAGTTCCAAACCGTCCAGCCCGAACTCGTTTGCCAGATCCTCCAACGACGTACTCAGATAAGTGGTCGGGCCGGTCAACTGCTTCAACACACTGCAGATTGTGCCCTTGCCACCACGGATCTTGCCGTACATCAACAGCCACTTCGCATACTTGCGCGTGCCCATCAAACAATACCCAAACCAACGCTGCAGCAAACGACCCCACTCAGGATCTCCGTTGCCCCATTCGTGCAATGCCTTTTCCCAACGAGGACACTCAGCATCAGGATCAATCCCACACGGAATAACCGACGTATCAAACCATCGCTGGTCTCTGTCTTTCATTACCCAAGACTCAGAAGTGCTGTTTTTGATGTCGATGATGTGATCTTGGAACGCAATACAATGTGCTGGATCAATATGTTGTTCCTGTGGTATGATCCAACAAGGAACCTCTTCCTTGTCTAGCCGACATAGAGCTTCCAAAGCATTGACGACACCCTCGATCTTGTTTTTGTCGGGGGCATAGCGTCTGATGACAGGACCGTTTGCGGTAAATTGTTCCCAAACCGCATCTTCCAAGATGAGCAGTACCCGCTCACGGATCTTGTCTTCACGAAGAATCTCCCACTGTTGACCGTCCCAGTGCCAAAACTCTCCCCTCCACCGATACAAACCTTGATGTCCTGACGATCCTGTGAAATAATCACGAAGTACTCGCCTACCAACTTTGATAGGCTCCAGTGATTCCAACGGGTTATTGTTCCAGTTCATGTGTTTCCCTTGAGGCTAAATAAATGTCGAATCCCATAGATCAGATTATTGCTCTTGCTGCTAAGCGGAAAACAAAAAAGGGCATGAAGCCGATGGAGCGGTTGTTTACCACGAGTGGCCGCAGAGCAGGCAATACCTTCAACTCATCCAGAAAGCTCGATCTTCGTACTCCCGATAAGCGAGATGCGTTTCTGACTGCAAACGAAAGAAAAGAAAAGGCCCGTAAGAAGAGGCTTGAAAATCTTCTTAACAGCTTTGGTGCAGGAGCCCGCTGAGGTCGGGACGACGATCGTACCAGAAGTTCCAACGCATGGCAACCTCCAGCGACAACTCTCAGGTTTATCTTTCCTTTGGTGGGGGGCTGAAGCTTTTCAGTGAAGACTACTTCATCAAAGAGCTTCTTCCCATGGGAATGACACGTCGCGGGTTTCGTTCTTTGTGCAGAGCGTTGAAGGTTCCGCTCGTTCACATTGGAACAACCGCGATGGTGGACATCACTTCATTCCAACTTGCGATGAAGGCTGTATGTCGAGTGGGTCAGGAAGACTTCTATGTGCCGGGTTGCGATCCGCTCAAAAAGAACTTGAAGCGCGGCAACAAGGAACTGGACACTGCCTACTTCAACCGCGAATGGAAGAACGTGCTTGCCGAACTGCTTGCGGCTCGACGGATGCACGGCCTTGCAACGCCTCAAGAGGTTTCCTCGCTTGCGAGGAAAGCTGCTAAACGACTGACCGAGATGGCTCTGCACGTCAGCGCATCTGATCTCCAAGAAGACCACGAAAAGAAGTCCATGGCTCTGCTAGAAAAAGAGGTTGACTAATGAACCCCTTACTTAGTCTTCAAGCTGGTTTTGGCAAGTTCGGCCCTATGCTTCGGCCAGAACAACTAGCAAAAGTCCTGAAAGCATCTGGGGGGAAAAGGCTTCCTCAGCAATTTGGGAGTAAATCAAGTAAGCGTATCAAAAAGATTCAACAGATTGACCTTGATAACTATGCGCGTATTGCAGTGCAAGGAGACCGTCAGGTAAGGAATGAGCTCATAGCAGAGTTACAAGGTCAGTTGCCCGACAAAGAGTTCAAGTTTTTTATTGAGCGGGTGCTTGCACTGCAAGGTGATGCTCCCGTAAGCACCATGACCCTCAATAACAAAGTTTTGAACCAGTTAATGAAGCTTAAACCACAAGACGATTTTGTTGCCAAGATGGCTAAGCAACGACAAAATCCCAACGTAGATGACGTTCTTGAAAACCTTAAGGACGACAGCGTTGATGCAGTAAGAATGGCTGCAGTCAAAAAGATTTCAAGCGAAGTTGATAACCCATTACGAACTTTGGTTTACGCTTCAATGACTTCTCCGGTTCAGAAGAGGCCAACAGAACTAGCAACTAGGCTTTTTGGTCAGCTTAGAGAAGTTGGGGAGGTTCAGGTCGGGTCAAGAAATTACGGCATTGCTGACTTCTCATCTAAGCCAAAGGCTGCAGTAGCTACTTTTGGTCGAGCCATGCGACAGAACCCCGACTTCAAAAAGGCAGCAGCTATGAGTCAGGAGTTTCCTGACGACAAGAAGCTTCGTGAGATTCGATTCAGAGAAGCACTGGACCAGCCAATTGAAACTCCGGTTATGAAGTACGTAAAGTCTGATGATCGTTATCAGATGGGGTCTGCCCAACTGCCTGCGCTTCAGGACTTGGCTGACATAGACACTCTTAGGAGGATTCTTGGTGCCCCCCGAACCTCATAAAAAGCTGACCAAGAAGAACGCCAACATCGAGAAGGTGCCTAGTGGAGAGGAAACCGTAAGGTCATTCTTTTCTCTTGAAGGTGCTGCTCTTGCGATCAAAGCAAATCAGTGGGATGTTCAGGAAGAAATGACGCAGTTGATCACCCACTCACGCGATGCAGACCCTAAAGTGTCTCTTCGTGCAATGGCGCAGCTTCGTGGTATCCTGAAAGAAGTTGCTTTGGCAAACGGATTGATTGGTCAGCAACGAGTTGAGATGACCAAAGAAGAAGAAGGCCACAAGGTCGTGATGACTGGCGTGACCAACAGACTTGTAAACAACCTCAAGGAGATCCCAGATGTCCTCACCGACAACGAAAAACCACACTTCGCGGCCCAGTACCTCCCAGCCAAAGAAGCCCGAGAGGCCGAAGCTGGGTCGGAGGGGAGTGCAGGCACTCAACCGGATCCTGACTCTGGATCGTGAGTCCATCGCCCGTAGTGGGGGGCCTATCCTGCAGGAGCTCGGCATCCGTGATCCAGCACACTGGGCCGGTAGCGCAGGCAACCTTGGTGAAAGGATCCGCACTGAGGTTCTGGACGACACTCACTTCAAGGACAGGTATGTCCATGTAGCCAACTTCCTTGCTGAAAACAGCTACATGAGTGACAACATCGAATATCTGTCTGCATTGATCCTTCGTGCAGCTGCAGTGAATCTGCTTGGAAAGCATCCTTCGTGAAGGTTGCACCAGTTCCGATGAAGGATCAGGGTAATCCTCTTTACCCTCTTCCTCCCGACTATCTTGAGCTGACACCCGAAGGGCAACGACTGTCTCGGGTGAACGCATGTCGTCAGTGGATGGTGCAGCACAACGACCCGCAAAGGAAAGCAACGGCCTTTGCGTCAGCTGTGCAGTTCTTCGATACGTACTATCTGTACCCTGACGATGAAGCAGAGTTCTATCCCATGTTCTATGACGATACTCCACTGGAGCCGCCGCTAGGACACTTTGCCATCTACAGGTTGTGGGCTCTGTCGCGTCGAGCGATCGTGGTTGCTCCCCGTGGTTTCGCAAAGAGCAACTGCATTCGCAAGTCTGCACTGCTGCAAATGCTTTCGAGGCCGGGGTACTCTTTCATTTACGCAACATCGTCTCATGACAATGCAGCCCAGACTGCACAGATACTGAAGACGCAGTTCACGGACAACAGCAGGATCTATGACGACTTTGCTCCCGAATCTCCGGGTGGCCGCATTACGCCCAAACGTGGTGAAAAGTCATTCGGTATCGAGCTGATGTACCTTGATAATGGATCTTGGTTCAGAAGTCTTTCTGCAGAGTCGAGACAGCGTGGTGGTCGTCCTCAGTGTTATCTTCTTGATGACCCTGAATACGACGGTAGGGCCGGAACATCTCTCTCGTTGCTTCGTTCTTACATGGAACAGCTTCTCTTCAAGGTGGTCATGCCCATGGTGACCCGAAGAGACACCAGCGTTAGGTGGCTGGCTACTTTTGTGTCAAGGAGGCACTATGCGTGGCACGCGATGGATACTGAAGAAACTGCCTCTGGGCATCGTTCTAGGGACCCTCGTTTTGACGAGTGGAGCCGTCTTGTACTCAAAGCGGAGTATCGAGACGAAGACGGAGATCGTCATTCTTGTTGGCCTGTTATGTGGCCTCTTACTGACTCCGACAAGGCAAAAGACGATCGACTGAAAGATGCGGTTTCCCTTGAGCAGATCAAGCGACTCATCGGATCTGCAAACTACGCTGCCGAGTACATGGCCGAACCGGGTCAGGCAGAGGACCAGCACTTCGGAACCCTCGAAGAAACAAAGCATGGTTGGTGGACTGAAGAGCCTGACGGTGAAGATCCCATCAACAGCAAGACCCTCATGTGTTGGCATGACAAGGACGGCAACAAGAACTCCGAAAGCCTTGCCAACTTCCTGAGGAATCGAGTCCGAACCTTCATTACCTGCGACACTTCCTACACTAGCACCAAGGATTCCGACTACAAGGTGGCAACCCTGATGGGGTACGATCTTGTTGAAGCTTCTCTCTTCGTGTTGGATTGTTGGGCGGGACAGACCCGAGAGTCGGTCTTGATCACCAAAGCATTCCAGATGGCACAGCGGTGGGGGTGCAAGTCCATCCACCCCGAGGTCGTATCTCAGTCTGTCTCTCTTTACAACACGATGCAATCAATCGTGAAGCAGAGAGCTGTGGAGATGGCCGGTGTTCAGGAGCTTCCGAGGATCGTGCCCCTTAGGGTGGGCCAGATGGACAAGACTTCCAAGATCAACGCCCTCGGATTCAGGTTTGAGCATGGCTTGATCAAGATGCCCCTTCGAAGACGGTACGACAGCCCGTGGTCCATGCTTTTCAACCAGATCGACGAGTTCAACCCAGACGCACCCAGTGGGGGGCTCCAGCACGACGATGTCCTTGACACCGTTTCCATGTCGATGTTCATCGTCAAGGGCCGACAGTACGCCACCAAGAAACTTGATGACCCTGTGGATCCTTGGGAGCAGATCCGCAAAGGAATCACAGTCGATCCCAACTCAGGACTGAACTACGTAGAGTCCTTGGATCCTTCAAAACTGACCCCAGAACAAGTGTCGGAGCTATTCAATGCAAGACAATCAGGAACCGATTCAGGATCAAAAGTCTGACCCCCGCTATGTGACGATCCCTTTTGAATACTACAGAACTTTGGTACAACACTTTTATTCTGTGGTGCCTTCGTCTACAGTACACGAAGGTCATGAGGCAGTAGACATAGACCCCACCCCGGTAGAGGTGGGTGAATCCATCAACTTACGAGGCATAGACTTATTTGAGGAAATGCCCGAAGGATATAGGAAGCTGAATTCCAATGGCGATTGACACTGTGCAGCTTCCCAAGGACAAGAAGTCCTTGGCTCGAATCATCTCCCTCCACATGGAACGGGAGCAGTCTCGCCTTTCCTATCGAAGAAGCATGTGGCAGCTTGCTTGGTACTACCTGAATGGGTACCGCCGGTTCGATGCCTTTGATCCTGTCAAGAACCACATCATCCCCCACTACCTCGACAAGGACGGAAACCTTGAGTTCCAGTCTCAGGACTTGATCTCAATGATCGACCGGGTAAGTGGGCGACTTTCCGCAATGGACCTCAGGCCCAAGGCCATGCGACAAGGTAACTCCTTGTCTGGACTTAGAGAAAGAACCAGTGCTCAGCTGATTGCTGATGCCGTGTTCTCCGAGCATCAGGTTGAAGAAGTAACCAGTCAGTTTGCCAACCTCTTTGTCACTCTTGGTTCTTGCGGCATCACAGGCCACATCAACGAGCATCCCACCATCGGGTTGTCTGCTGACCTCGAAGTGATCCATCCCAAGGAACTCTTCCCGTTCCCCAGCCTCAACGTCGATAACACCAAGGTGCGCGGCATGATTCGCCAGCGCATGGTGCCCCTGAGCTTCCTCAAGAACATCTATGGGGGGAAGATCGAAAGAAACAAGCAGGACATGGATGTGTGGGTCTGGGAACAGGGTCACAACATGGAAGTTCCCGAAGAAGGGGAACTCAACGATAACTACCCTGACCGGAGTTTCTCCGGCCAGAGCATGCACTACACCTCTGGGAACTATGAAACAGATATGGATGTGGTCAAGATCAGGGAGCTGTGGCTTGATGGGCCACGAGGTACCTGCTCTAGATACATCGTTTCTTCCGGTGATTACATCATCGAGGATCAGGACCTTTCCGACCTCGAAGTGTACTGCCCCGTAGGCTTTGCCCGATTCATGGACTCAGGCACATTCCACGGCATGGGCATGTTTGATCTGATGTTCTCTCTTGTCAGAGAACTCGAAAGAATGATGAAGTCTCTCTTCAATAATGTGAGAGACATCGACAAGTACGGAGTTGTCCTTCTACCCCACGGCACCATCAACGATCGTGCCGTTCTTCGTGATGTGGGCAAGGGCCTTCGGTACATGACGTACTCGAAGGATGCTTTGATGGGCGAGGACTTCAGGCCCATCGTGGTCAACCCCCACAACTCGGGTGATGCTCCGGGTAAGGTGGCTGGGTTTGCCCGCGATATCATGAAGCAGCTCTCCCCCCTACAGGATCTGATTGCGGAGAAGGGTCGCGTGGATAGCGCGGCAGGTCTGCAGTTCCTTGATGAGCAGCTCAACCGGGCAATGACTCACCCAAGCTCGGGTCTTCAGCGTGCGTTCGGGCAGATGTACAAGGCCACCGTCTCAAACGCTACCCGCCACATCGTGGTCAGCAACCCCTCCATCCCAGTCAACAAGCTGACTTTGGATCTGGCTGGTGCAGTGATCGACCCCGACACGAGCACAGTCAACTTCAAGCAGAACCCCATCCCCAACATGAGTCAGGTCTCCTTTGCGGTCAGGGAAACAAACCCTCGATCCGAAGTGTCCCGAAAGCAGGAAGCTATCCAGCTTTTGGACAAGAGGCTTACCGACCCCATGGGAGTCAAGTTGCTGGCTCTCAAGGAGGGCCTCGACTTTGCCATGTGGATGGACGAGGAAAAGGCTGCCTACGAAGTTGTAGTCCGTAACATCCTCACCCTTTACGGGTCAGGCGAACAACCACAGCAAATCATCATTACCCCCCACACGTCTCGACCTGACGTGCAACTTAGGGTACTGTCCGCATTCATGAGTGGTCCTGCCATGGGAGTCGCAGCTCCTGAAGTGCAGGACTCATTCAAGTCATACCGAGAAGCGTTGATCTCCTTTATGGGTCAGACACTTCCCTCCATGGTTCCCAACCCGGACGAGCTGGCCGAGATGGGACTTCCTCAACAGCAGCCTCAAGGGCCGCCCCAGCTTCAAGGAATGAATAATGCTCAGTGATTCAAACGAAACTCCTCAGGTTGAAAACGATGGCATCGAAGAAATCTCCATGGATACGGAGATCGAAATCGACGGCACCACATTCACCATTCAAGACCTTCTTGCAGCCCAGCAGCGTTCTTCCGAACTTGAACAGCAGGTTGGTCAGCTCAACGACTTCAAGTCCAGCACCATGCAGCTGATGAGCAACGAGGTCAGTGATGAAGGCCGTATGCGTGCGGCCCGCGTCGTGCTTTCCGAGTCAGGCTACAGCCCCCAGCAGATCGAGGAGTACATGTCTCAGTACTCGGACGCGGTCAATGGGGGGAGCGAAGAGCCCGAAGAATCACCAGAAGAACCCGATTTTACCGAGGGAGAAACCCCGATGAACTACCAAGACGAAGAGGCCCGCAGACAAGCTGAGGCAACCTCAGAAGAGCTTCGTCAGTACCGACTTTCAATGCTTCAACGCGAAATGCGTCAGGGTGTAAACAATGCTCTTGACACAAACAAAGATGTTGATGTATTGTTGGGTCGCCTGAAGTCAGGCGACAATTCAGAAGCGTTCGATAAGGCACGATCCAGCTTTGAGGAGCAGGTTCACGAGCAAACGGTAAAGATGCTCCAAGACAGAAAGTCTCGGGAAGGCAACTTTAGCGAAGCTTGGGTAGGACCCACCGCTCAAGAAGCAACTGAGAAAGTGCTGAGCACATACCGGACGGTAATCGGTGACATCGACTCAATCGGTCGAGCACCGGAAACAGTCTCCGGGGAATCGACTTTTGCTTCCAAGCCTCCCGTGCCAGAACCAGAATTCAAGGCTGGTATGACTCGGGGGGACGTGGATACATCCGTCCAGAATTGGAATACGGATGTACTTAGTAGGCTTGCAGAGGACTCCTCTGCAAGTGACGAGTCAAAAGCCTAACGGCTAATTTCCCAAGGACTATTTCAACATGGCTTATACAGTTACAGCCGACTCCCTTTTTAACACCCACAGCGGGCGTATTGAGGAAGTCATCAACAAGAACATCGGCGTGATCCTCCCGTCGATGGACCCCGCGTGGCGGGACACTATCGTTTCTCAGCAGGGCGTTGGCCCCGCATCGGCAATTGGCCGTGACATGCTTGTTACCAAGGTGTTCATGGGCTCCATGGCCGGTGTCGTTCAGATGAGCAACAAGGCAGAGACCGGCGACTTCACCCTTTTTGGTGACACGGATACTGCTCTTGGTTCAAAGACGCACCTGCAGAATCTCTCGCAGACCTTCCCTGACGCGACTCTGGGCACGAACGCTACGCCGTATCGTCTTCAGGTTCCCATGCGTGCAATCCACACCAACCTGATGATGACCCTCGGAGAGCTTCAGGCCGAAGCAACCCCGGCGTTCATCGGAAGCGTGATTGCTCCGAAGATGGAAGGTTTTGCTCGTAACGTGGCTCAGACCGTCTGCAACACTTGGTACACCACCGAGAACGACAACTACGTTCTTGGTACCGTTGCAGGCAAGGCGCAGACGGGAACTGCTGATGGGCACCCGACTAACTCTGTCAAGGTTACCTTGAACGAGAAGGCTTACCATCGCTTTGCGGTTGGTATGCGCGTTGACGTTCAGGATGAAACTGAATCTACTGGCAACGCTGATGACCTTGAAGCAACCATGATCGGGCTTTACGTTGTTGCAGTTGATGAAGTAAAGGGCGAAATTGTTCTTGGTTCTTCTTCTGGTTCTGCTGACGCACTCCACGGTGCTCTTACGGTCGGTGCAGCCGGTACTGGTGACCGAATTGTTCTTCCCGGTTTCCGTAAGTCTGGAGATACCGATAAGACAGCTGATGGTGCGATTGCTGGTGTGAACTCGTGGCTCAAGTCTACGGGTGACCTCCTCGGTAACGATGCCATCAGTGGCAACAGCATCGACGTTGGTACTCATCCTGAACACAAGTCCTACATGAAGAGCAGCGTTGGTGCTCTGACTGAGCACAAGCTTCGTCAGTACCTGCGTGGGTTCCACCGTGCCAAGGACCGTTACGGGATGTACATCGACTGCCTGATTGCATCTGATGGTGTGTGGCTCAACTACGAGTCGCAGAAGATCGGACAGTACATGGTTGATCGTACTGGCCGTCCTTCGTCCCTCAGCTCTGAAGGTTCTGCGGACGGCTTCAGCTTCACCATGGACGGGCGTACCTACAAGGGTTACACCTCGAACTATGTTGAAGATGGCGCAGTTTACGGCATCCGCAAGGGTGGTCAGAACTGGAAGCGTTACGTTCCGCCGTCACCCGCTGGCACCCAGCGTGCAAGTGAAGTCGAGTCCTTCCTCCCGTTTGAGTTCGTTGCTCCGGCACTCGGTTACTCGGGCATCAAGGCTCCGATTTCGAAGAGCGTCAGCAACTTCAGTCAGGTGACTGAGGGTGTGCAGCTCCCCGGTATGCTCCGAATGCAGCTGATTCCTGATCAGCCTTGCGGAATGAAGCTCACCGGCTGCAGCACTGACACTGAGTACGGCGAGTGATCTAGATTTCTCCCTTGAGGCGGGGGGAGGGGTGATTCGTTGCCCTTCCCCCTACCCTCATTTTTTACGGGATTACAAATGGCTACCAGCTATGAGTGGACCATCAATCAGGGGCAGGATGAAACTCTTGACATTACGTTCAAGGATTCAAGTGGTAGTCCCATCACGCTGCACGGGCTGAGCCCAGCAGTGACTGCTGAAATGCAGCTTCGAGAAGCGTTTACTTCATCGTCATCCAGCGCAAAGGTTTTGAGTGCTGCTACAGCCGCAACGGCAACCGTGACTTTTACGGGCGCAAACAACGTAGCTGATAAGACCTTGACGATTACGGACACAGCAGGGACGGGAAAGACCTTCAAGGTTTCCAGTTCCTCAACCGGCACCCAGCTGACTGCAGCTTCCACTGGCGTGCTTCAGATTCTTTCTGTTGAAGACAAGGCCAATGCTTCTGACGCAGCTAACGCTTTGGCGGCAGGAATCAACGCTGCCTCCATCAACATCACAGCATCTGCTTCTGGAGAAGTGGTTACCCTCACTCAGGATGTAGCGGGTACGGCAGGAAACACGACGATTACTTCGTCTTATCCGAACGCAACCGCAATCAACTTCACTGGGGGGCTTGATGCTGACATTACCGTCAGCAGCTCTACCACCGGGCTTGTGACTGTCTTGCTGCCTAACGCCACAACCGCAGCTTTGTCTGCCCCCGAAACTTATATGTATGACATTGAGCTTACCAACTACCCCTCAGATGGTAGAAAGTTCCGTCTTCTTGAGGGTACGATCAAGGTCCGACCTGAAGTTACGAGGTAAGCCGTGCCCAACACAGTAGTAGTCAGTTCTACTGATCCCCCCACAGTAACTGTTACTCCGGCAGACTCTCTTACTGTTTCGGTTACACAAGAGGCGGGCCCCACGGTTGCGGTCAGCAAGACCGATCCCCCCACGGTCACGGTGAGTGCGACTGCTCCGGGATTCAGCGCGGCGAATGCGCGGGACTCCGTGTCAGCTACCAGCCCTCTTTCGTACAACAGCAGCACGGGTGTCTTCTCTTACACCGAAGCAACTCACGTATTGAATGACCTGACCAACGTGTCAGTGTCTTCTCCCGGTATCCACGAATACCTCAAGTGGAATGGGGTAAGTGCTTGGGTTCCAGATGCTATTGAGATTGCCCACGTCACCAGCCTCCAATCGACGTTGGATGGTAAGGCTGCTTCTAGCCACACCCACAGCATCTCAAACGTCACCGACCTCCAAACCACTCTTGACTCCAAGAAAAACAAGGAAGTCATCGGAATCACGGTGGACGGCGGAGGCACGGTTCTGACTGCTGGGGTAAAGGGGCACAGGAGAATTCCATACGCCTGCACAGTGAAGCAGATCAACCTAATCTGTGATCAAAGCGGCAGCGTATCCTTCACGATCAGAACCCGAGCAAGCGGGGCAATCACTGGAACCTCTGCCACGACTGACGTGGTTGCAGTGTCCAGTGCTCAGACCGCAGAGATTACATCCGGGTTTGATGACGCAACGATTGCTGCTGATGACATGTTCGAGTTTGAGATTACAGGAACCCCGGCTACAGTCACACGAGCTACTGTGATGGTTGAACTAGAAGAAAGTTGATGAATGGCTTTCACCGAAAGATATCTCAACTACGACCTCAGTAGTGGAAGCAACGATGGCACGTCTGAAGCAAACGCTTGGCAGGATTTTGCAGCCTGTTTGAGCGGAGTAGCTGCGGGCGACAGAGTGAACGTCAAGCGCACTTCCTCACGGGCCAGCACAGGAAACATCACGTGGGGCGTAAGTGGAACCGCTACTGCCCCGATTCATATCAGAGGTTACACGTCTACCATCGGTGATGGTGGCATGTTTGAGATGACCCAGCGGTTCATTGTGAATGGTGAGCATGTCATTGTTGAGGGCTTGGATATTGAAAATGGAGGTTGGACTCTTGGTCTATGGCTGTCTGGTGATTACACAATTGCTTACCGTTGCAAGGTAACAAGCACCAGCACTTCTGGGTCTATCGCCCGTTGCCATGACGGGGCCTTTATCAACGTCCATGTTGCTGCCCCCATCAACTCCAACTTTATCGTTGAAGCTTTGCGGGCAACTCTAGTCGGTTGTTACTTCCACGCAAATGGGGGGACGACCACATCAGGAGCTAGGATTCTCAGCCTGAATGCCAGCCACATCACCAACAACGTGATTGACTGTGTGTTCAAAGGCAACGGAGACAGCGATCTTATTGGCATTGAAATGACAGGCGACAACAACAAGATTGGTGGAGCCATCATGAACAATACCATCGAGAACTGTGGAATCGGCTTCCAGCTCAAAGAAGGTCAGGATGCCGCAGGCGTGGGCATCACGGTCATCCAAGACAACATCGTTTACAACGGAGCAAAGGGATTCGAAAACCTACAGGGCACAAACACGTCAACCGCAGGGTTGTTCCTCAACAACAATGCAACCGGATCCCTCTCAGGCGCAGCCTACACAAACATGGGCGACGTGAACTACAATGCAATAACGTTGTCTGCAAGTCCATTTGTAGATACCACAGACTACGAGCTAAACTCAACGTCTGGTGGCGGAGCCTTGCTTCGTCAGCGCGGGGCACTCAAAAGCCTCTCCGACCCGAGTGTTGTTTCCCCTACTTCTTCCTCAAGAAAAACATTCCCCGACGTTGGTCCTATGGTGCGACCTACACCGGAAACCTCCCACGTCTTTTAGGTAATCAAAATGGCAGACATTACAGACCAAGAAGCTATTGCGTTCGCAAACAACTACATCCGGCCAATGTGCGAAACCCTCAGGTACGTCACGGTTCGGGGTGAGGATTGGGCCAAGAAGTGGAGCACTGTTAGCTCTCTCTTTCCCAATGACACAAGTGAGCTTCAAGATGGCCGCGATGCTGAGGGCATCTCCAAGCTGACAGGCCAAGACATCAACAATGTCGCTGTTGTGTTCAATGCCCTTCTCAATCTTATGGACGAGTCCGCCAAGACTGCAGTAGCAAAGCCTTGCGTTCGTCCCCTCCTTGCCTCCAACATCCCTAGCTCCTAAGGATTAGACCATGAAGTACACAGTCAAGACTGGCGCAATGCCCAAGAAGAAGAAGAAGATGAAGGTGAAGTCGGGAAAAGCGACTGCGGCTGCAAGCACTAAGCCGCCAAGGATGATGGGTGGGTATTGATGGCTAAGGATGCTTGCTATCACAAAGTCAAAGCTCGATACCGCGTGTTTCCCTCGGCCTATGCTTCCGGTGCTCTTGTAAAGTGCCGCAAAGCAGGGGCAGCTAACTGGGGCAACAAAAGTAAGAAGAAGCTCAAGGTCAAGAAGTAATGGCTACCAAGTTCAAGCTTGAAAAGTCAAAAGGTCTTCGTGGTTGGTTTGCTCGTAACAAGGGCAAGGGTTGGATTGATTGCAAAACGGGCAAGCCCTGTGGTCGGAAGTCTGCCACTGGGGGGAGCTCAAGACCCTACCCTGCGTGCAGACCAACCAAGGCCATGTGTACAACTGCGGCTAAAAAGAAGACAGGTCCTGCCAAGATCTCTTGGAAAAAGAAGACCAAAAAGAAGTACAAGGTGGTTAAGTAATGGCTGATAAGACTCAAATTTTGCTACGTCTTCTTTCTCGCCTTAAACCACGACGTAAAGATACATCGGAGTTTATGGACTTTAGCACGCGGACTGGACCTCCAGTAGAGCACTCTCCGATCCGTATTGACCGAAATGCTTTTACAAGCAAGCCGACTCGTCCAGACTTACTTTTTCTTGAGACCCCAGCTACAAAAAAGAAAATTCAAAAGCTTCTCGAAGCCCCTTATCCAAGCAAGAAGTTTGACAAGCTTTACGCTGAACTTATGAAAAAGACAAAGAAGAAGTAATGGCTGCAAAGATCAACAAGAAGACCATGCCGTGCAACAAGCCACGGAACCAACGAACCAAGACCAAGAAGTTCGTGGTGAAGGCTTGCCAGAACGGTCAGGAAAAGATCATCCGCTACGGCGATGCTAATATGACCATCAAGAAGAACCGGCCTGCTCGACGCAAGTCATTCCGGGCCAGACACAATTGTGCTACGGCCACCAACAAGCTGAGTGCTCGTTACTGGTCCTGCAAGAAGTGGTAAGTTTCCAAGGGAGAAACCATGAATATCGAGATCCTTTACGATCCAAAGCAAGAAGCCGCCGAGAACTATCTTTCAATGGACGAGCGGCATGAGCTACTCCCGGACGGGGAGTGGATTCGTGCTGTCCGAAGGGCTACCAAGAGAGACCGGCTCTTTGTCTACCACCACAGTGGCACCGGCAACTTCGTCCTAGCCGAATGGGTGTATGACGATTCAGATGGCATTCGGGTCTGCATTGAACTTGAGACCATGCCCTACCCCCCAGACCTGTATCGTGAGGGTCGGCCCACCCTTGACCACTTGAGGTGGCGATGTTGCATGGCTGAGGACATGATCGAGAACATGCACCAGAAAATGAGGGGCCTCAGAAACAGGGAGCTTGCTGATCGTGAAGAGGGCAAGCTTGAGAAGTCTGATGCCATAAATCGCTTGAACCACATGGGTATGTTCGAAGCGGCCCACCGAATGGAGATCGGTCAGGACCGCTACATCCCCGAGTCAATGGGGGGAGAATCCTTCCAAGCCGCAAAAGATGAGTTACAATCAATGGCACAATCTTCATCCCGCATAATCACCCACGGATAACCCCATGAGTAACCTCGTCAGAATGCTGAAGCTGGCCCGAGGCTTCAAGCCCGAACTTTCTACCCGAGAGGTTCGGAAGCTCCTCGAAGCTACCAAGAAGGAAGGCCAAGCTATGCGAATTGGCGACTATGACGAGGCTGATATGTACAGCATGAAGGTGGCCCCACTGCTGAACAAGCTCTTCATGGAAGGTACGGACAAGGTCACTAGACGGCAGAACATGGGGATCCGAGAGAACCTCGACGACATCCTTGACATGTTTATCAGAGGCGAAGGTAGATAATGCACGCAACCAACTCATTTCTGTACACGGTCATTGAGCGGATCCGAGGTTACTTGGATGACCCGGATCTGGATGCCAAGTACTCTGACGACTTCATGATTAGGCATGTCATCATGCCTTCAATGACGAGTGTGGTGTCGCGGGTAAACAACAGCTTGTCGAATCCTGTGGTGTGCAGGCTTCGTGTTTCGCTGGCTGCAGATCAGCAGTACTACCAGTTGCCCCCCACTGTGGGTGAGGTCTGGTCGGTATGTACCTATAACGCAGACACGGGGCGTGTTGAAAGAGATACGACTCCTCGGTCGTTTTACTCTCCTAGTGGTCCGAACTGGTCGCTTGAGGGTAACCAGCTCTCCGTGCGTCCGATCCCCAAAGAGACTCAGGACATCGACATTTTCTATACCCACTCAGGTGACATAATGCTTCACTATGGTGAGGCAGGAAAGCTGACTTCTGATTCGGACAGAAATGCAAACACTTTGGAGTTGGGAACCGCTACGCTTGGGGCTCACGATTTGAGGCCAAATGCTTACGCAGGTTCAATGCTTCGCATCTTTAGTAGTGGAGCAAGCCCGAATACTGTTTCTGTTGTTGAAGAACGACTCATTGAAAGCAGCACAATTAGTGCTGCCAAAGGCAATACCAACCTGACGTTGACGACTCGACTGCCATTCGACTTTCACTCGGACTCTTCTGCAGTCAAGTACGAGATCGCACCGTTTGGGTTGCAGGCCATGTATGAGGCGGTCGCTGCAGCGGGATCACTGAAGCTGGCTGCCTACAAGAAGGTCAGCGGCACTCACTACCAGATGATCCAGATGCAGTACAAGGATGCGATGAAGACTGTTTGCGATCACTACGCCAACATGCAAATGCGTCTGCCCAAGCACTGGGACAAGGACACTTGGGACAACCACGATAATCTGCAGGTGCTTCCCTAATGTACGACGGTGCTCTGTTTCCAACTCCAGTAAGTTCCTCTCAGGAACCTCCTTGGAATCAGTCAGGCTTGAGCCCTACTCTTGGTGGTAGGCTCTCTGACTTTTGGGGGCAGAAGATCAGGTTTCCGGGCAGGTTTCCTGACAACGCACCGGGCATCTACAACGGTCCTGTTTCAATGGCGGG